AGCGATGTGACTACCGCCACTGGCTTCGCTCTGCCAAAGAATGAGATGCACGAGATCTGGCTGCCAGAGTCGGACAAGCTCTACGCAGTGGTAGCATCAGGCACAGAGTTGCTCTATGTCATGCACACAGGAGGCCGCTAAATGTCCTACGCAACGCTCTCTGAGTTCAAGGCTGCTGTCGGCATTACCGACACGACGGATGACGCTGCGCTTCAGTCTGTGCTGGACGCGACCGACACGCTGATCGATCTGTACTGCGACCGAAAGACCGGCTTTGGCACAGCGTCAGAGACACGCTTCTACACGGCTGAGGACTACGAGTATGTGTTGACTGATGATCTCGTCAGCATCACGACGCTCCAGACAGACGATGACGCGAACGGAACCTACGAGACCACTTGGACGGCTGGCACTGACTATGTGCTGGCTCCGCGCAATGCTGCGCTAGATGGCTTCCCCTACACCGAGATCGACACGAGCGTCACATGGCCGCGCAACTTCCCTAAGGATGTCTACCTTGGCGTGAGGGTGGTCGGTGTGTTCGGCTTCCCTAGCGTTCCAGCTGCGGTCAAGCAGGCGGAGATCATTCAGGCTGGCGCTGTCTGGAATAGCCGCACCGCTCCATTCGGCGTGATCGGATCTGCTGACCTTGGCGGCATCCTCCGCATGAGCCGCGCCCTGCACCCAGAGGCGGCGCTCATCCTTGAGCCGTACCGCAAGCGCAACGGCTTGGCGCGATGACCGATCTCACTATCCTTGATGCCATTGCAGCTCGACTAGAGGCGGTCACTCCGCCTACCGGCTACGCACTCCGCAACGCGTGGGCAACACCGCCAGAGTCGCTGCCGGTTGTGCCAGCCGTCGTGCTCTTCCCTGGCGATGACTCGATCAGCATTGGCAACGGCAATCGCACCACGGTGCTGACCGTCGCCATTCGCCTGTACCTCCTGCCAATCCCACGGATGGAGGACAAGTACCGCGACCTCTACACTTGGCGCGCGTGGCTCCGCACTGCATTCGATGGAGCGGTGACCATTAGTGGAAACGCCGTTCAGGTCGCAGTCACTGGCACTACACTCGGCACAGATACATACGCCGATCAGGATTACCTGACCGTAGAAGCAACTGCGGAAGTGACCGTCTATGACACGGTCGCCTTCACCGCGTAGAGCAAGGAGATCGAGAGATGGCAACAATCGGCGCAAAGGCTCTGACGCGGATCGCTACTGCGTCGCAGGCTTCATTCGGCACGGCCGCTTCTATCGGCACGGCGACAGGCGAGGTTCTGTTCAACGAGACCATCGGCGCGCTCGACTTGGGCGTGACCGTTGACTTGGGCGAGACCACCTCAGTTGGTAAGCGCACCGCCATTCAGGCTGGGCGACCCACCATCACCGGACGAGCACCAGTCCTGACCATCGCAGAGGGTCCTGCATCGCTCCGCACCCTTCCACTCATCCTTGACGCAATCGGCGCAACCACTTCAGGCACGGCTTCGCCGTACTCGTGGACTTGGTCGCCAACACAGGGCGATGTCGACACGCTCGTGTTCTACTCATTCCTTGTGACTGACGGCGTACAGAAATATCTCGTGCGCGACGCAGCTCCGACTGAAGTGACATTCTCAGCAGATGCCAACGGTCTGCTCCAGGTCGGCGCAACCTTCGCCGCAACCACGGTCGCATCATCGTCGCTCGCCTTCCCAACGGCACTGCCAGAGAACCCAATGATGGCTGGCCGCTTGATGAAGTTGAGCACCGACACGAACTTCCCTGACAAGGCTGGCTCAGGCGCAACCGACTTCGCCAGCGTCATGAACTTCAACCTCTCGGTGACCACTGGCGTGGGGATGGTGACGGCGCTTGACGGCAGCCTGACGGCAGCCACGGCTGCACTGACCGGCGTGCTCGATGCGACGCTGACCTTCACGGTCGTAAGCAACAGCGCGGCGACCACCTCATTCCCAATCACCGACATTGCGACGCAGAAGTTCCTGCGCCTCTACGGCACGACCTCCGATAACTACGGCGTCTGGATTCTTGGCTCGTGGGAAGTCGAGAATGTCGTTCCGCTCCAGGCGGATATGGATGGCGTCGTGGTCAATGAGGTCACCTGCCGACTGGCGTACGACACGACATCAGGCAAGTCGCTTGAGATCGTGGTGGATTCGCCACTCAGCGTCGCGCCATAAATAGCAGCGCCATTCGGCGCTAGGAGGGTCATATGGACACGGTGAAGATCACCCTAGAGGGTGACTTTGCAGGGTGGACTGCCGAGCTGCGAAAGCAAGTCTCGGCGCGCATCCTGCTCGACTTGGAGTCAGGCGAAGCGTCACGAGCGCTCGCAGCGTTTGCCAAGCTGGTAGTCACGCATAACTTCAAGGGGCTTGATGGCAAGCCTGTTGACGATGTGCTGGATGCACCGGTGGATGCGCTATCGCAGACGCTTGAGGCGTGGGGTAAGGCGAACCAGCCGGACCCCAAGTAAGGCTCGCCGCCAGGCGGATGGCGATTGGACAATCTATCTCGCCTCCGCCGGAGATCATCTTCCACCTCTTAGGCGAAAAGTTTGGGATGTGGCCAGATGAGGTAGCGAGCCTGCCGATAGATCAGGTGCTACTTGCGTGGATGATTCACGCAGAGATGCAGCCGAAAGGGAAGTGATGCGAGCCGCGATTGTCGTAGACGGTCAGTTCGATCGGAACTTTGATCAGCTGCGGCTTGGCTTCCTCAAGGGTTCCAACCCTTCAGCATTCAAGCGCTTGGCTTCATTCGCTACCTTGAACGCAGCGCGCACCTTGCAAAAGCCAATGCGTGACAAGGCTCCGCGCGGCGCAACCGGCAACCTTCGCAAGAAGGTTCTGGCACGCAAGGCGCGATTCAACAACCCTGCCGCTGTGGTCGGCATCAAGGGTGGGCGCAAGGGTGTGTTCTACGGCTGGCTGGTAGTCGGTGGTACCGGCAACCGACGCAACACAGTCAACGGCACCTTCGCGGTGAAGCCAGTCCAGAAGCGACCGTTCATTGATGAAGTGGTAAAGAAGCGATCAAACATTGACAGAGCGGTAGAGTCATACAGTAAGACGGTGGCTGCGTTCTTCAACGACGAGCCATTCCGCAACACCATCCTGAAGTTCAAGAGAGGTAACCAACGCTGATGGCTGGAAACCAGACCGCTAACTTTGTCGTAAAGGCAAAGGACTCCGCATCAGGTCCTCTTGGAAAGATCGGCACCTCGATGGGCAAGCTGCGCCGCGTCGGCTTCAGCGCATTCAAGGGCATTGCGGCTGGCGCTGCTGTTGCCGGAGCCGCACTGGCTGGGCTTGCATTCACCGCAGTCAAGTCCGCTGCTGACGATGAGCGCCAGACAATCCTGCTCAACGCAGCACTCAAGCAGCGTGGACTGCTCACAGAAGGTCTGACAAAGCAGATTGACGAGCAGATCATCGCTATGGGTGCGCTCGGCATCTCTGACGATCAGGTGCGCGCTGGTATCGAAGTAGGGTCACGATTCTTCACGAGCCGCAATATGCTGCTCAAGGCGAATGCTGTCGCGGCAGACATTGCTGCCGTCACAGGCACTGACCTTGCAGAAGTTATGACCACCATCGGCAAGGCAACTCAGGGTCAGACGAGAGGTCTGAAGGCGCTCGGCATCCAGGTCTCAAAGAACGCCACCTTAGAGGAGATTCTCACGGCCGCGACAGAAAAGTATGGCGGCACCGCCGCAGAGATCGCTAACTCAACGAGCGGCAAGTTCGCTAGATCACAGGTGCGATTCAACGAGACGATGGAAGAGCTTGGCTACCGCCTGCTACCAACAGTCAACAAGGTGATGGATTTCCTCGCCAAAGAAGCTCTGCCAGCATTCGAAGCAATCGTCCGCACAGTTGGTCCAGTGCTTGACGATCTCATCACCAACTATGTAGCACCTCTGGTGCGCTCCTTCGGCGATCTGTTCAAGGTGTTTGAGGATAATGACATCAACGGCCTAGTGCTTGCGCTCACGCCGCTCAAGATCTTCCTAGAGGCACTGAAGATCACCGTTGATGCGATTGTGTTTGGACTCAGGACGCTCTTCGCTGCTCAGGGCGCAGCGGCGAAAGCAGGTGTGACCTCCGCTGGATACTCGCCGTACCTTGCCAACGCGGTGACCTCTGGCACATTCACGCTACCGCCAACCACCAACAACATCTTTATCGGCACAGGCAAGGTTGACACCGTAGTCACCGACTCGATCAACCGAACAGGCACCTTCAAGCGCGGTCGCTAAATGGCGAATCCGTTCACGCTGATCGTCGCAGGAGTCACAGGCGCAGGGGCAGGTGGCGACCTGCTCACGCTCCCAGCTCCGAGCGCGCTGACTACGCCGTATGTTGATCTGGGCAGTCTCTCGCTGACGCTCTCAGGCGACGGCAACGGTGGCTCAATGCAGTTCGATGTGATTGAGACCAAGACCCCAGTCGCAGGACCGTGGTGGCGCTCTGGTGCCGTCTACGACAATGCGCGCGTCCAGTTCTTTGACAGCCGCTACAGCGCGACCACGCCAATCTTCTTGGGCTACATCACCGGCATTGATGCCGTCTTGTTGGAGAACGGCCTTGGCTCGCGCGCAAGCGTGACCTGTGAGGATGCAGACGGCTGGCTCCAGAAGACCATCATTCGCAACGGCACGACAGGCATCAAGGCGACCTCATTCGTAGACTCATTCACGCAAGGCGGCGCATCATCAACTGATCGAGACCACATCAACGCGCTATTGGCACGAGTCAATACCCAGGTCAACGACGCAACCACGCGACAGATCCTGAATACTGCCGTGATCAGCGGTTCTACACGCGCAGTCTTTAGCGGCTCAGCGCAGACCATTGGCAAGCAGACCTTCAAGGCGACGACGCTTCAGAGCGCGCTCGATCAGATTGCAGAGGCGGCTGGTGGTATTGCCGATGTGCAGTACCGCTACTGGATTGATGGCGACGGCCGCCTGAACTACGGTCCAAAGACTGCCGCTCCGACCTACGCGACGGCACCAGCAGAGATCGTCACTGACCCTGCAAGCGTGCAGACAGGTAGCGCGGCGAGCGTGACGCGCCTGCTGGCACGCGATCTCACGGTCAACCTTGATCACTCGGACATCGTGAAGGGTATCTTTGTCCAGGCTGACTCAACGCTGGCGCGCTACGACAGCAACCAGACCTACCCTACGGCTCCAACCAATGATCCCTACTTCCGCACCTACACCGGCACCTACAGCCGCAACGGCGCAGGGCTGGCTGCGCGCAATGGCCCATTGCCACACGAAATCTTCAGCGCACCAAAGGTGGTCGCCAAGGCAGATCGCGGTGCAACGATCGGTTCGCTCGCTCGTGCCACGATGGTGACGCGCGGCAAGCCGGTACGCAGCGTCTCGTTCACCATTGCTGGTGGCAATCTTGCTCAGACCTCTGCGCCAGATTGGGAGT